TATGTTGAAATATTTTGATCAGCTGGTTTCTGCTGAAAAGAGTGTTACTGATCGCTCTAAAAGATTGAAGGAAATGGAAGAACGTGTGGAAAAAGAGGGCAGAGTATCTAAAGAAAAATTAACAGAGTGGATTAAAAATGATAGACCATATGGGGTGGCATTAACGCCATATAGACGAGCATTGCTCAAACACCCAAACATCTATGATTCTGATGGTATAGAACCTCAATATATTTGGAAAAAGGAATGACAGACTGTTTAGATTATAAGGGAAATACATTTTATTTCCACATAGGAGAAAGACAAACAGCGAGAGAATTGGTTCTGAAGTATCATTATTCAGGTAGATGTCATGAAAATCCAATACTTGTTGGAAGTCTCCATTTTGGGGGCGGTGGATTATATGGTGATAAGGGAGAACTGGTAGCTACTTGTATTTTTTCTCAATCCAATAATAATACTTGGTCACTCAAAAAAGTTAATCTGATTGAACTTGTAAGATTGTGTAGGAAAGAAGATGTTCAAGTTCCCTTGAGTTGGTTGGTTTCTCGCACGGTAAAAGAAGTGAAAAAGTTGGGAAGATTTGACATAGCAATTTCATATGCTGATGCGACACAAGATCATCATGGCGGAATCTATCAAGCATGTTCATGGAATTTTCATACATATAGACAACCAAAAGAAGATGGTTTAATAATTGATGGAAAATTTGTTCCTAAGAGATCAGTATCTACTCGCTATGGTACATACAGAAGAGATAAATTGGGCGAAATGTTTGATGAAGTAAAACAAGAAACACTCTATGGTACAGAAGTAAAAACTATTGAATGGGGATCTCATGTAGATAAAGGAAAATATATGTACTGGATTCCATTAAACAAAACAGGAAAAAAGATAGCTAAACGGGTGTTGAACTTTGAAACTAATGAATACCCAAAACCAAAACTTAGTTGAATTACTTTTTGAAAATGATGAGTTAGACCTTACTAAAGCTAATGTTAAAGATTTTGTTGTTAAACCATCGAACCTAAGAGTAACAAGAGCGTTCATTGAAAAATGGCACTATTCAAGAAATGTTAATGGCTTGCGAATTTCACAAGTCTTTGGACTTTTTCATGAAAAGAATTTGATAGGGGCGATGATTTATGGCGCTCTTGGGATGGCTAATAACTGGAAAAAGTTTGTTGAGGCGGAAAGCAAAGTTGTAGAATTGAAAAGACTTTGTTGTATTGACAAGACTCCAAAGAATACAGAAAGTTATTTCATTGGTAAAACTTTAAGATGGATGAAACAAAATAGTGATTATGATTTGGTTGTGTCATATGCTGATACATATTATGGTCATGAAGGAATCATTTATAAAGCATCAAATTTCAAGCATATGGGATTGACAACAAAAGGAAAAGTGATTGACTATAATGAGCGATATTACCACGATAAATGTATTAGAACTTATTATACTAACAAAGATGGAGAAAAGGTGATTAAACCATTTGCTCAGAAAATCAAAGGTGCGTTAGAAACTGGTGAAGCAAAGTATGTGGAAATGCCAGAAAAACATATTTACATTTATTCATTAAAGGGATAATATGGGTTTGTGGAAAGATAATAAATTTGATCCAAGTGCTACTCTTTTTGAAGATGAAGAGCAACTGAAAATTTGTAAGAATTGTGGTCCACTCCCTTTAGAGAATTTTTCTGATGATGGAAAATATGAAAAACTTTGTATGAATTGTGAAGCAGAAAGTAGGAGTAAAAAAGATTCCAAGTACAATCGTGGAGAACGTCGAAAAATCACGAATGAAAAAAGATGGGAAAATCAGCCTTGGGAAAAGAAGCAGAATAATATATCTGGAGTATTTCATTTAGTTCCTTATGATAGACCAATATGGCGAGAGCACATGGAATTATTATTTGAACCTTGGATGAATTGGGACAATAACGGAAGAGGCCCAGGAACCTGGCAAATAGAACACAAAATACCAAAATCATTCTTTGCTCCACATTTTAAAGAACCATATGATTCATGTAAGCAATTTCAAAAATGTTGGTGTTTAGAAAATTTGAAGCCATTTGATTCTGAACGTAATAATGCAAAAAGAGATACATTATTTTTACCTGAGGGGGTCGCTTCACCAGCTATTTTACTTGAATGTTCTTTAGAAGAATTCAAAGAATTGATGAAAAATTGGAAGGATTGAAATGAGTCCAAGACAAACAGCTATAAAGAACGGCGATAAATTCTATGAAGGAAGGCCGTGTTTACAAAAGGGACATACAAAAAGGTATACATCAGATAGTAGATGTGTAGAATGTAAAAGAATAATAGATGCTAAAACTTATCGAAGAGATAAAGAAAAAATACTAAAGAGGAATAAAATAAGATATGCTACGCCAGAATATAAGAAACGACATACTGAATGGAAGATGAAACGATATCACTCAAACCCAGTATATAGAAACAAAGATATTTTAAGGAAACAGTTACTCAATTTTTTTAAACAAGTGGGTGGTGAAAAAGAAGAAAAAACACACATATTACTTGGATACTCACCTAAAGAATTTTGTGTACACATAGAGTCGTTATTTAAGAATGGAATGACATGGGAAAATCAAGGGAAATGGCATATAGATCATCGAATACCTATGTCATATTTCACTTCAATAGATCAACTTAGAGAATGTTTTGCATTAGAAAATCTCAAACCAGAGTGGGGAGAGTGGAACATGAGTAAGGGAAATAGATTTATAGGTTAAAAAGGTTGACAAATCCTAATAATATGTTATAATATTATTATAGTTAAATTGCGAGCATCGTATAAAGGTAATACTCCAGGTTTCCAACCTGGGAATGGGGGTTCGATTCCTCCTGCTCGCTCCACCTATATATTATATCATGAGTCCATTTGAATACTTAAAAGCTATCAACGAATCTAAAGAAGATTTGATGATTGATGAAGTTAGTGAGAAGAAATACAGCTCCTTTATTGTAAATAGAGGGCTGTCTTTCTTTATGGATACTATCTTCCAATGTAATGAAATGAACAGAAACTACCACCTAGATTCTCGACTTCAATTTGACTACTTTATAAATAGTATCAGAAAGAAGAAGAGGTATAGTAAATGGTTGAAGCCTGAGAAACTTGACAATTTGGATATTGTCAAAGAGTATTATGGATTTGGTAATGAAAAGGCCAAAGACGCTCTGAAGATACTCTCTCGGGAACAACTGGCCTATATCAGAAATAAACTGAATCAAGGTGGAGTGGAAAAATGACAGTATCAGTAGACACTATGATAGAATGCACTTTAGAAAATCCAGATGATTTTCTGAAGGTAAGAGAAACCCTGACTCGGATTGGGGTTGCGTCCAGGAAGGACAAAACACTATATCAGTCCTGCCATATCCTACATAAGCAGGGGCGATATTACATTGTACATTTTAAGGAACTTTTTGCATTAGACGGAAAACCAACAAACTTTTCCGAAAATGATCAAGCGAGAAGAAATACTATTGCTAATTTGTTAGCTGAATGGGGTCTTATGAAATTAGTAAGCCCAGCAGAAACTGAGGAATTGGTAGTTCCTTTAAATCAATTGAAAATTCTTTCTTTCAAAGAAAAAGATGAGTGGAGTTTAACTGCTAAATATAATATTGGAAGTAAGAAGGTGGAAGATGAATCATGATGTTATCATTAAAGTATTATAAAGCACATTCAAGCGCAAAAGAACCTATTTTTGCCACTAGAGGATCTGCGTGTTTTGATCTCCATGCGTGTTTTGATGGAATAGAAAAGTATAAAGTTCATCAAGATACACTAGATAGAGAGATTGAAAGACCTCTGAAAAATGGATCTATTCAGATTTTTAACATGGAACGAGTTTTAATCCCGACTGGATTAGTTTTAGATATTCCAGCAGGGTATTCAGTACGCCTTCATTCTCGATCTGGTTTAGTATGGAAACATGGATTATACTTAACTAATTGTGAAGGTATAATTGATTCGGACTATATTGAACCACTCTATGTTATGATGACAAGCTTGTCGCAGTCTCCAAAGAGTATAAATACTGGAGATAGAATATGTCAAGCTGAATTGGTGGAAAAAATTCAATATGATTTTAAAGAAATCAAAAAACCGCCAGTTCAGAAGACCGAGCGCAATGGTGGTTTTGGTTCAACAGGAACTTAACCATTAAGGAGTTTTTACATGGTAGATAAAGTTTTAGGCTGGATTAGAAGCCTTACAGAAGTTGGTTTAGCACTTATTGCTCTTGGAGTCGTACTTCAAGTTATTTTTGGTGCAACCGTTCCATTTATAGGTCTTGATATTGTTGGGTCAGTCGTAGCACTGGTCGGCAAATTAGGATCCGAAGGATTGGTTGGATTGGCAGCAATTTGGGTATTGTGGGGTATCTATTCTAAAAAGTAGAATACTTGACAAGTGATATAAATATGTTATAATGTAATAAAGGGTGAACAAAAGGATGACGGTCCTTGGGAATACTGATAATAATCCTGTCGAGAGCCGGGATATTCAGACAGTTCACGGATGGTGCCGCGGCTACCCCTTTAGCAATAAAGGGGGGTCACATCCCGCATACCCGCGGGGGTTCTGGTACGGAGGGACAAAGCTAACGGAAGTTCGTTCCCCAATGTTGTAGGTAATGCCGATTCCTACTTCCCACCTCACCCTTTTTTCTTTTGCTTATGAACAAATTTCATGATGTAAATTGGATGATTGATGAGGATTTTATGGAAACTAAATACAAGTTATTAGTCAAAGACTCTGGAAATTATGCTGCAGATTCATTGACTGAACTAATTTGGATAATTTTTAAACATCGCTGCGAACATCTCCTGAGAGGAGAAGGTTGGCGTGATTGAGGTGCATCATAGTGATGACCTCATTATACTACTCACCGCCATGTGCTATGGGGTGAGATTTTTTTAAACCTTGCTTTTTATAAGGAGGCAATATGTTACATTTAGCACGACACTCTGCGTTTACACCCCAAGACCTTCAAAGACATTTTGGTAGATCCATTGGATTTGATTCTATCTTTGATCGTTTTTTCGAAATGGACCTTACTCGCGATTCGGGGTATCCTCCATACAATATTCGGAAAATTAATGATGCTCAATATGTAATTGAGATTGCCCTTGCTGGCTTCTCAAAACAAGATATTGAGGTTGAAGTAACAGAAGGTGCCCTTACTATTCGTTCCAAAAGAGAAGAGGAACTGGATAGTGAAGAATCTTTTGTTCACAAAGGAATCGCTAAGCGCGACTTCCTTCGTAGTTTTACACTTTCCGATGATATCATTGTGAAGGGTGCGGATCTCAAGGATGGTATGTTGACTATTGATCTTGAGAAAGTGATTCCCGATGAGAAAAAGCCACGGCTGATTCAAATCGGTTCTTAATAATGGCGCGGGGGGAGCTCAGGCTCCCCTTTTATTTTTGGAGAAAGACATGGCCGAAGAAGAAGAAAGTTTTAAAGTTAATACTGGTGAAGAACCAGGAGAAGTTAAAATAGAAGAAGAGGAAGATGATGGTGTAGTGCTTGACACATCAACTGGTAAGGGATTAGAAAATATGGAAATCCCTGAGAATATGAGAGCACCAGTATTTGAAGGTGGAAAAACAGTTCGTATTATGATGAATGAGAAATATGGATTTCCACATGGTATTCAAATCACTGCAGGTATTGCAAATCATAAACCACAACTCGTAGGTAAACCATCAGATGTTGAGAAACATTCAATTTCTGAAGATGATATTATTATTGAAGTTGGTGGCGAGATACTTTGGAGAGCATCAGAAGATGGTTTTCCAGATACTCAGCGTGGGCCTGAATGGGTTACAGAGATACTAAATAAAGTAGTAGGCACCGAAGAAACTGAAGAATCTGAGGTGATTGAACCTGAAGACCAACAAGTTATCAATTAGGAGATTACAATGGCTGAGGAAGAAGTTTTAGAAGAAGAAATTGAAGAGGGCGAAGAAGAGGAAGAAGTAGAACCTTGGCCTGAAGAAGAGGATGAAGAAGAAGTTGAAGATGATGAAGACGACGAAGATGATGAAGATGATGAAGACGACGAAGATGATGAAGAGGATGAAGAAGAATATGACGATGAAGGTGAAGAGCGTCTTTCAAGAGAAGAATTTGATGAGCAAGTTTTAGCACCAGATGGCATTAGACCTATGTCACAGCGTGGTATTGATTTGTGGGAAGAATATAATAATCAATTTTGATTTGAGAGGATATTATGTTACCAGCATTATTATTTAATGTTATTTCTAGTCTTGTTATAGACAAGGCATCTAATTTAGCAGCTGAGCATGTGGAAAATATGATTGATGATCTTCTTCCAGATAGTGCTAAAAAAGAATTAGATAAAGTTATAAAAGATGACCCAGCACATATTTTTACAAATGCTAAAGATGCATTGACGGGTGCTGTCGAAGGTAAATTACCTATAGTTAAAGCAGATGGGACTCTTAAACCTGTAGAGGTATCATTTAAAGTTACATATGATCCTACAACGGGATCTGTTGATATAGAAAAAGAGTGAGGATATTATGGTAGAAATATATAATGGATATTTGACAAAGAATTTTTCATATCAAGAAATGATAAAAAGTTCCACTGCGGCGAGACTTGGTGTTTCAAATGACGCTTCTAGAGAACATATTATCAATTTAGTAAATCTTTGTAATCATATTCTACAACCAATAAGAGAAGAATTTGGACCCATACGTATTAATAGTGGCTATCGTTCTCCTACATTGAATGCAAAGGTGGGTGGTTCCAAAACGAGTCAGCATTGTAATGGCGAAGCAGCTGATTTTGAATCTTCACGAATATCAAATCCAGACCTCGCTGAATGGATCAAAGATAGCTTGGAATTTGACCAGCTGATTTTGGAATTTTATGATGGTAAAGACCCCCACAGTGGTTGGATACATTGTTCTTACAAAAAAGATGGTTCGAATCGAGGAAATATATTAACTGCACTAAGAATTAGAGGGAAGACACAATATAAAAAAGGTCTTCTCAAGTAGGGGGAGGATGTGAAAAAAATATCTATATGCTTAATAGGAATTACCCTTAAATTTTATCTTCAATTTCTATTCCTTATTGGGGCCTATTCTGGTCCAATTAAATGGGTTGACAAACAAATCAAATGGTGTTATAATACATTTGACAAACTAGAAATCCCATATCAGAAATATTATTAATGTATTATACTAATGTACAACCTTTTGGCAACAATATTGCTATAAGAGGAGTGAATAATCAAGGGGAAACTTTTCAAACAAAGATTCCTTATGAGCCTACCCTATATGTTCATTCTCAAAATCCATCCAAATGGAAAACCTTAGACGGTAAGAAAGTTTCTCCTGTCAAATGGGGTTCTATGAAAGAATCCTATCAAGCAATTAAAAACTATGCTGGAGATGTATTTGGTATAGATCAATTTCAATATGCTTTCATTGCTGATCAATATCCTGGTATGATTAGTTATGATGTTTCCAAAATGAAAATTGCATACATTGATATTGAAACAAGTTCTGAAAATGGATTCCCCAATATAGAAAATGCTAATGAAGAAGTATTGGCTATATCTATTAAAGTAAATGATGATTTTAAAGTTTATGCTTGTGGAAATTATAATCCTTCGCCAGGTGTAAAGTACATTAAATGTTCTGATGAAAAAGCCCTGTTGACAGAATTTATTGAAGGTTGGTCTAAAAATTATCCAGACATAGTAACTGGATGGAACATCCGCTTTTTTGATATTCCATATCTTGTAAATCGCATTGTTAATCTGTTTGGTGAAAAAGCAGCAAAGAAACTTTCGCCTTGGGGGTGGTATAAAGAAAGTAGTATTACAGGAATTGGTGGAAGACGGCATCAAGTCTATGAGTTGGTAGGAATTTCCGCTCTTGATTATATGGATGCATATAAAAAGTTTACATATGTAAATCAGGAATCATATTCATTGAATCACATCGCTTATGTAGAATTGGAAGAAAGAAAATTAGATTATTCTGAAGTAGATACATTACATGAACTTTACAGAACGGACTTCCAGAAGTTTATTGATTATAATGTACATGATGTTGTGTTAGTTGAAAATCTTGAAACAAAAATGAAACTTCTAGAGATAATAATATCTCTGGCATATTTGGCAAAGTGTAATTTCAATGATGTGTTTAGTCCTGTAAAGATGTGGGATTGTATTTGTTACAACCATTTGAGAGATAATAATATTGTAATACCTCCAAAGAAACATAGAGAAAAAAGTGCTGCATATGAAGGTGCTTATGTAAAAGAACCACAATTGGGTCGACATAAATGGGTTTGTAGTTTTGATTTGAATTCTCTGTATCCACATCTTATTATGCAATATAATATTTCTCCAGAAACATTATTGGGTACTCATGAAGAAACTGGATTAGTAGAACCAATGCTTAATGGAGAATTTGATACTACTTTTCTCAAGGAGAATGATATTACAATGACTCCAAATGGTTCTTTATATACCAAAGACCATAAAGGATTCTTCCCCTCTCTTATGGAAAAAATGTATGATGACAGGGTAAAATATAAGAAATTATTAATTAGTGAACAGAAGAAGGGAAGAGAAGCAGATAAAAACAAATTATCTCAATATTACAATCTTCAACTTAATCTCAAAATTGCTCTTAATTCAGCGTATGGTGCTTTAGGAAATCAATGGTTCCGTTTCTATGATGTCAGAAATGCTGAGGCTGTATCTGTCGCAGGCCAACTTTCTATTAGGTGGGCTGAGCGGGCAGTCAATAAGTACATGAATAAAATTTTAGAAACTGAAGATATTGATTATGTGCTGGCATCTGATACAGATTCTTTGTATGTAACTCTTGATCCTTTGGTTGAGCGGGTGGGATTAAAAGACACACAAAAGACTATTAAATTCATGGATGATGTTTGTGATGGAAAACTTCAAGATGTAATTGATAAGTGCTACAATGAAATGGCAGAATACATGAATGTCTTTCAACAAAAGATGGTAATGAAAAGGGAAGTTCTTGCTGATGTTGGAATTTGGACTGCTAAAAAACATTATGTTCTGAATGTTCATAATTCAGAGGGTGTCCAGTATGAGAAACCTAAACTGAAGATTATGGGAATTGAAGCGGTTAAAAGTTCTACTCCAGAACCATGTAGGAATGCTCTCAAGAAAGCATTTAAACTTATCATGAATGGAACTGAACAAGATGTGATAGATTTTATAGAAGAGTTCAAGAGTATGTTTAAGAAACTTCCACCTGAAGATGTATTTTTTCCACGTTCAGTTAAGGGACTTGCAAAATATTCTGATGCCGCGACTATCTATAAAAAGTCAACTCCACTTCATGTAAAAGGATCTTTGATATATAATAAGTTACTTCAAACTAACCGATTGACAAAGAAGTATCCAAAGATTCAAGAAGGTGAAAAAATTAAGTATGCTTATTTAACTGAACCTAATCCTACTGGAGATTCAGTTATCGCGGTGTTAAATACTCTTCCAAAAGAATTTGGATTGAATGAGTATATTAATTATGAAGTGCAATTTGAGAAATCATTTTTAAATCCAATGAAGGGGATTCTTGAAACTATTGGTTGGGATTATGAAAAAAGAAACAACCTTATGGAATTCTTCACATAACAAGGAGAAAATATATGGCAGATTATTTTGATGAATTAATTGGTGTGACAGGAAATCCATATGCATCTAAAGTTTCAGATGGAATGCTAGGGAGCGTAAATGAACATATCGATACTGGATCTTATATACTTAATGGACTCCTTTCGGGGAGCATATACAAAGGGTTGCCGTCGAATAAAATTACTGCGTTTGCGGGCGAGTCGGCAACTGGTAAAACCTTTTTTCTATTGGGACTTGTCAAGCAATTCCTCGCTGATAATACTGATGGTGGTGTTCTTTATTTTGAGTCTGAATCTGCTCTTACTCCTGAAATGATTGAGGAGAGAAACATTGATACTAAAAGATTCATTCAATTACCAGTTGCTACTATACAAGAATTTGCTCAACAAGCAACAAGAGTGGTAGATAAACATATAGAGTCGAGTGGTGCTCCACTTTTATTATGTTTAGATAGTTTGGGAATGTTATCAACTGAAAAAGAAGTTGGTGATACTACTGAGGGAGCAAATAAGGTAGATATGACTAAGGCGCGTATTGTAAAGGGCACCTTTCGTGTTTTAACTCTCAAACTCGCCAAAGCTGGTATTCCTCTAATTGTTACAAACCATACATACAAACAAGTGGGCACGATGTTTCCTCAAGACGTAATGGGCGGAGGGAGTGGACTTCAATATGCAGCATCAACTATTATATTTCTTTCCAAAAGAAAGGAAAAAGTAGGAACAGATGTAATTGGAAATATTATTCATTGTAAGAATTTCAAATCAAGATTGACCAAAGAAAATAAGATGGTTGATGTTCTTTTGACTTATGATGAGGGGTTAAGTAGATATTATGGATTACTTGAATTAGCTGAGAAGTATGGTATAATTAATAAAGTATCAACAAGGTATGAAATGCCAGATGGTACTAAGATTTTTGGAAAACAAATATTAAGTGATCCAGAAAAATATTTCA